CAATATTCAATAGAACAGGTCTTACCTTACTCCCTCAAAGAGTTGTAACCGCTACTGAAACTGGACCAGTCTATGGAAGACAAACCCTAGAATTACCACATAATACTATAGATGGTAATATCTCATTGTCTAGTTTATACTCTGCCGATGGTATTGATAAGATTGCAGATCTGATTAGCCAAATGATCAATGGTTCTGTGGACGTTGCTAAGGACGATTGGATCTTTGATTTGCAGGCTGATAAGGAAGCTATTTCTAAAATTGTATTTATGATTCAGGCTGGTGTACCAGCTAAAAATGTTGCACTATTCATGTCGCAACCTATAATCAGAGAGTACATTAGTAAACAAAAAATGCTTCGCAGTAAATTCAATGAGCCACTTGGTATCAAAGATCCTGGCACATACTACAGAATTACTGCAAGAGATCAGATTTTATTTGGTAAAGAGTTTGGATTTGGCTTAACTAAAAAAGATTATGAGAAAGATAAACGAGTGCAGAAATGGATGCTATGGCCAACAATTGAGAGACTAGCTAAAAATGCAGACAAGAATCTTTTCTCAGAACAGTCTCTTGAAGAGAATATCAATAAGGAGGGGTATACAGATGTAGATAGAGCAGTGTTTGCGCATTATCTAGAAATAGAAGAAATGGCAAACGGAGTTACCAATCTTACACAGAAGTTAAACTTTGATACCAGTAAGACCTCTACACTGTTTGAAGCAAGAACAAAACTCAGCGACTTAAATGATCTAGCAAATGGTATATCACAGGAGTCTATTGATATGATTATCAATAACTCTCCTAAAGGTGCATTTAAGATTCAAGACTTTATCATTGATGTATTTAAAGATATATTCCCATTAAGGGATGGTGAGAAAGTAAATAATCACATAGTTGATACTTTGTTGGCACGGGATAAAAACTTTAGGCAAAAGCTGTCAAAAATTAAGAAAAGAATAGGTATGACAGATGATGAGGATGTGATCAATAAATATAGATCAGATCTCATTTCATTTATCTTCCAACAGCATTACTATAAGTTTAATCCAAATGCAAAAACATATAATGGTGCAGAGATAACCTATGATGTTCAAGAAGTAAAGTCACTTAATAGCGGAGCTTTTGTAAAAGATGGTGTACTCTATGTAGATAGGACAAAAATTAAAGAGATATTTGATTCTGAAAAATATAAATCAGAACAAGCTTGGACATATGCAATTGCTCCTTTAGATCCATCTGTTTTATCTCTTTATGATAAAAATGTTGCAGAGGCATTGTATTATAAATACACATACCAAAGAGAGATTAATAGATCCATAGCTACCAATAGTTTTGAAAATGTATCCAAGACTAAGGAATTCTTTGAGTATAAAAAAGAATTTAAAGATGATGCATATGCTGACTTCAAGGCATATGAGATGGTCCTTAGAGACAGGACACTGGATGGCTTGAATTACCATGGACACATGTTCTTTGGTAAAAGAGCATATGCTAAACAAGTTATGGCTCTGAAAGATACTAATCCAGAACTGTTTGAAAAGTACCAGTTCCTTAGTGACTTAGAGATTGTTAATACTAGATATGGATCTACGGAAATTTCTAACCTTAGAATTGGTGGAAGACCAAGAGGAAAGGACATAGAAAGACTCTACGACAATCTACAGGAACTTGCAGATCCAACAGTAAGAAAAGTAAAAGATTCTTTTGAGAATGCTTTGCTAAGCAATCTGTTTCAGAAGATGACACACTTTGCATTACTTCAGTCCGGTATTGATACTGGAAGCACGTTTAGTCTGATTCCATTTGTATCAAATGAAAGTTATCTTAATCTAGTAAAGGAGCCATACGAACAGTTCTTGGCTGATTCCGATACTAAACCACTAGATTTATATGATAACTTATTTGAAGCACAGTATTCTGAAGAAGGTAATAAAGCCCTGAAAGTAAAAGTAAAGGCCTTTGCTAAATCTATCTATGGTATAACACCATATCAAAGATATACAAGAGAGTACATGTATCTTCCTGGTGATGATGAAAGTATAGAAATTGATCAACAGGGACGTGTTGATACGAGTATAGCCTTTGATAAAGTTAAAATAGGAAAAGATAACTTGACTAATACTCTTATGTTTTTTCCATCTAATGTTAGCATGCTTACTGAAGCTACAATGAAGGAATTTGCGGAGGTTATAAGAAGCACTGGCAAAAAACAACTTGTAGTATTTAATGAGATAGATGGCAGAACTAAAAATGTACAGGGTAATAATTCTGCATATAGAGCAATGGGTAATATGGCTTATGGCATTGTAACTAAAAAAGGATCTATGCCTACTAAGCCTGATGGTAAACTAGATAAACCAGCAATGTTTACTGACGAAACCCTAGATGACAACAAAGTTATGATTGATGAAATGATCAAAGGTCTTGCTGCAAAACAAGCCGAAGGTTATGAGTTAGTCTTTGATTTTAGAGGTTATGGTCAATACATGGCAGGATATAATGAATATGCAGAAAACAAAGAAGGAAAGCCTGATTTTGATGCATCAGCTCCAGAAACTTTTAACTATCTTTCGCAGCAGTTATTTGAGAACTTTGGATACCTAAATCCTAATTACTTAAAGACACTTGAAGGTAGAAGAATTGTACAGTCTAGACAGCCTGTCACAGATGAAGAAATATTTGACCTTAAAAAATCTTGTAAATTAGCGTAATGAACTCTTGTCCGATACCATCAGAATTTGAACCATTAGTAGAACATGCTGTATCCGTAGGTATACCTGAAAGGTCTGCTGTAAGTCAGGCATTGAGAGCATACATGATTCATAACTCTAGCCTAAAGGCAGGAGAAGAACCTACTATGCCAACCAATGATGAGTTCAATAAAATAATGGATGATTATAATATCTTCATTAACTCTCCTGATAGGCAAACGGTTACAGAAGCTCCGGTAGGATCTAAGGATTACTTTGCTGATATAGAGAATGCATTCCCTTGGTATAAGGTTATAAGAGAAGGTCTGCAGATTGACACTGAATCTCAGTCAAATCTTAAAGGCCGTGCTATTGTAAAAGCTATTGCAGAAAAATTAAGTAGCAACTTAGGAGTACCTTATCAGTTTGTTACTGCTGCTGAAGCACAAGAGATTACTAAAGATGTAAATGTTTGGTCTGGACAACCTGCATTTTATTTCGGAGATACAATTTATATCCTGCCAGAATTAGCAACAGAGAAGTCTGTGTTCCATGAATTTGCCCATCCATTAGTAAGGGCTATTGCAACAGCTAATCCTGAGTTATTTAAAAATTTGTATAAGCAAGTAATGGCTACATCGAAAGGTCAAGCATTACTTGAGAAAGCAAAAACTGCTTATCCTTCTGCCGCACCAAATGATCCAATTGTAATGGAGGAAGTATTGGTTATGGCTTTAACTCAGGCAGCAACAGACACAACTGATTCTGCGTTTAACAAGTTCATTTCCAATCTGTTGTATGCAATCAAGCAACTTCTACGTAGAGTATTTGGAAAAGTAAAAGTTGAAAAACTTAATCCTAATACTACTATTGGGGAGCTTGCAGACATGTTGATGTTAGAAGAGTTTGACATAGATACAAAATCTATTACTCGTGAAGACATAGCTGCTTACATGACTGAGTACGATAACCTTATTGAATCAATCAATAAGTTATCTCAAAGCACATTACAGGGATCAACTGATGAATTATTCAATATGATCTCTGGTCATATTCAGCTTATAAAAAATAACAAGGACTATAAAGCAATGGATCAGATTCTAAAGGATTTGTACCAAAGGTCTGACCTGAAAGAAATCTATGAGAGTTTAGCCCCATACCAAAGTAAAAATGAGTATCTAATAAATGAGATGACTCGGCTCCAGCAGGATGCAGAGTTTGCTAAGCAACATACAAAAGCATTCCTTGATAGTCTATTGCGTCTCAATGCAATGACAGATAGAGTACATACAGAGCTTATTAATCTTGTGAAGGATATGAATTCACAAGATAATGTAGGTAAAGTATTTTACTTTAACAACATTATGAATTCATGGGATGAGTTCTTAAATGGTATGGAGACTACCATTAACAACGAACTACAGTCTGGAGGAATAAAACCTGACAATCCTATTATATCATTAGTTGGAGGTATCAGAAGAAAGATATCTAATGCACAGAAGACAGCAAACAAAGTATATACTGAAGGTGTATCACAGGTTCTAAAGTCTCAGATAGCACCAATGAAGACTGCTATTGATGATAAGTATGACCAGATTATGGAGGATCTTCGTAGAAGGAATGCTCCTCCAAGTATTATAGCGCAGAAACAAAAAGACTATTGGGGTCTTGAAGGACCAGAACTTGCTGAGTTCCTAGACCTTAAGAATAAAAAAGATAAAGGATTGCCAATGTCTTCTATTGAATCTCACAACTTTGAGATTCTAAAGACAAAGAGTTATAGAGACGGGGCATATCTTACTGATGAGAAGATTGATTACCTAATGACCGGCAGGCTTGGTGATAGCCATGCTCTTAATTCCTTTATGGAAGGTTTTGTATATAACCAAGATCCAATTGTATTTGGATTTGCTGGATGGGTAAAGGATAATCTCACTGAAGTATTTACCTCATCACAAAGAAAAGGTAATGCATTCCTTAATGAGGTTAAGCCATTGCTTGAGGCTGCTGGTTATAACCAATCTAATCCTGCTGCATTCGGAAGAAAATCTACTTTTAGAGATAAGAAAGGTGGTATAGATAAGGATGGTAAATACGTTACCAAAGATGTAAATACTATTATCAATCCATGGAAAGACTATAGGGCTGATATTGCCAGACTAGAATCAGAGATTAGGGCAGCAACTGAAATAGCCTATACATCAGGAAACAATGATGAGGTTCTAAGACTTAAAAAAGAAAAGAGAGACTACGAACAAAAGTATTTCCATACCCCATATACAGAGGAATACTATAAAAGATTTAGTGTTTTTAATCAAGGTCCTGGAGATATCATCGGTGCAAAAGCCGAAGCTGCTAGAAATGAATTATTATCAAAGATTCAAAATCTTACTACATCAATTGGTATCTCTACAACAAATGAGAACTTTGATACTAGAGATGAATTAGCAACTCTTTGGAGAGAATACAGACAGCTGCATTCTAACTATACTTCTTCTGGTCAATTAAAAGATGCAGAAGGAATTAAGATTGCAGAAAGACTTAGAGAATTTAGAAACAGCTCTAAGGATTTGTATGACAATAATCTTATTCCAGAATTATTTACTAGTTCCCTTGCTGCATATGAACAGTCTCTTATAGACCAAGGCTATGAGAAATGGGGAGTACCATTCATGAAACTTAGAAATAAGTGGATTGAAAAGAATACTAGAACTGTAATCAAAGACAACTTCTATGCAGAGCAAAAAAGAATTACAGATGAGATTAAGCAGATAAGCAGCAAACTACCTAAAAATCTACAGGCAGAGTTTGATTTAAGTAAACACTATGAGAAGCTTCTGCAACTGATGAATCCCTATAGAGATGAGGATAATCAGCCTGAGGCTACAGCAATGGACTTGCGTAACATTGAGGCCATAAAGGAAACCCAGGAGTTAATCAATCTTGCAAAAGAAAATTTACCTAGACTTACTGGTCTGACACAACTGGAGCATGCTACCCTTAGTAACTACTACGAAAAATTATCTGAGGGAGAACCTATTACTCAGCAGGAAAGAGATGAGGTAAAAGTATTATTAGATAAAAAGTCACAGTTTGGTTTATCTAAAGAAGATAAAGCCAGGCTGTATGAATTATATTCAGAGCTAGGAGAATTACAGAAGTCATATCCAACAGATTATTACATGGATATGTTTAATAACTACCTAAGCCTGGTTGACATGGATCTTTTAGAGTCAAACTTTGACATGAAAGATGTTACAATGGATACTGCAGATAGAGTTCTGAATATGGACTTCTATAATACTATAGTTAGTACGAATCCGGAATTCAAAGAATGGTTTGATAAGAATCATATCATCAAAACAGTTACCGATAAGTTTGGAGTAAAGACTAGAAAGATAGAACGAGTAAAGGCTTGGAGTGTAGTAAGACCAAGGAACATACAATACTATGACATCTTTAGCTTTACTAATTCTTTAGGTCAGCCTGAGTCTATTGTAGGTATGCCTAACCACCTTTACTATGAGAGAACTGTAAAGGAGAAGTTTATTACAAAGCCTATATCTGTACTTGAGGCAATTGAACAAGGAGATATTACTAAGGCCAACATGGATAATAAAGGTAATTGGTTACCTAGATTAGACATTGAGGATAAGAAGTATGTAAATGAAAAGTTCTTTAATATCCGTGACACGGATAAGAACTTGTATAATGCTATTATTGCCCTAACTAAATGGCACTTTACTTTTCAGGAGAATAGCCCTAATAGTTCTAAGCTAGGTTTTGATATACCGAGATATAGAAAGGAAGGATTTGAATCTAGAATGGAATACTTTACCGCTGAAGGTAAATTAGAAAATCCAATATCTAGATGGTGGAGAAGACTTAAGTCATTGTTCCAACCCGCACCTGATGATGCTGATGAAGGATACAACTTCAAGGATCAGATGATGATGATGGATGGTGAGGTATACAATGATGAGAATGCTGGAATTCCAATTACCGGATTGTCTGCATTAGAACCTGATGACGTATCATTAGATCTTACTTATAGCATGTTAAAGTTTATGATTGCATCTGAAAAGCAGAGAAAGCTTGTTGAGATGAATCCAATGGCTAGAGCATTGCAGATGGTAATGAGAGGTTCTGAAGATGCTATTAATGAATTTAAAAACATTAATAAAAGGACACAGAAAAACAACAGTACTTGGAACCTTACTGCAGAAAAAACAACACTGGGTAAGAGTAAAGGGAAGTCAGTTAGAGAAACAGCAATAGATAACTTTATAGAAAGGGAATTTGAAGGAGTAGTACGCAAGGGTGTTCTAGGTAAGGATAAAGACAATCACTGGATTAATAAAGCTGTAGATAACATTATGAAGTTATCTGCATTCGGATACTTTGCTATGGACATACCTAGTGGTCTTAAGAACTCTTTCTCTGCTAGAATACAAAGTATTCAAGAAGCAGCAGGAGGTCAGTACTACAATATGACTAACTATGCTAAAGGAGTAGCTTGGTCAAATAAAACCATGTGGGAGATAAGTCTTAACGTAAATAAGTTTGGACCTAAGTCACATGATGAGCAGCTTGTTGAAATATTTGATGCAGTACAGGGAAGGTTTGAAGAAAAGTTTGCTGACCATGGTTCAAGATCATTAACTAAAGATGCACTTGGTGGATTGACCTGGATGACTAGCTTCCGTAAATGGACAGAATTAAATTCATCATTGTCTATATTCGGTGCAATGCTGCATCACGAAAAAAATGTAACCCAAACAATTAATGGAGTTACTAAAAGGATTGCATATATAGATGCATGGGAGACTGTAGACAATCAAATAAGATTAAAAGAAGGTGTAGATCCTGAATGGGGGGTTAATGGAGCTAAGTTTAAAGCATTTAAGAATAAGGTACAGGGTGTTAACAATAGCCTGAACGGTTCCTTTGCTAAGTTTGATTATGCTGAAGCAGATAAGTTTATGGCCTTCAGATTTGTCATAGCCTTTAAACGCTGGTTCATTAGAATGTTCTTAAACAGATACCAGTTCAGAGGTAGCATCCGTAATCCTAAATACAGATACGATGCTGCTGTAGGTGATACTGTTATGGGATTCCATGTAGAAGCAATGAGAGCACTCTTTAGAGGAATACAAAGTAGAGGAGAATACTTTAATTTCTTATCACCATCCGAGAAGGCTGCATTATGGAAGACAACCATGGATGTTGCATACCTTATTTTATTCAGCATGGCTATCTCAATGATCTTTGGATTTGATGAAGATGATGAAGATAAGTTTGAAAAGATTAGAGATAGATCAGGACCTCTTCCATTCTTTGGGGTAAGTGAAAATGAAGCTGACTTTAAACTAGGGGGATGGCTAACCAACCATGCACTGCTTATGACAATGCAACTTAAGAATGAAACAGTACAATGGTTACCTTTGCCTGGACTAGGTGCAGATAACTATCTGGAGATGCTTAAGCTAGATGCAATAGCAATGAAGAATACTTTAGATAACTATAAAAAAATGGGTGGTGCATTAGGTCTTGTTGCTGGTAATGCACTATTTGGAATAGATGACACTAAAGCATATTGGGATCAGAGAGAAGGACCATACTCATGGATGCAAGAAGGTGAAGAAGGAAGTAAGGCATTAAGTTATTTCTTCAGATCATTCGGTGTTACGGGTAAATCATTAGATCCTGCACAAGCAACAACTAACTGGGTTAAATCATCAAATTGGAGATAATAGAATGGCAAAAACAGTATCAGTAAAGAATGCCTTTGCACCTAAAGGCACAAGAAAAAAAAGACCAGGTGTAATATCTAAGACAAAGAACAGTGGTTTGAAGTCTAGTAAGAACTATAAGAAACCTTATAGGGGTCAGGGTAGATAAAAAAACCCCGGATTTCTCCGGGGCTTTCTACCACATTAAACATATCAACAAACTAAAACATCACAACAAAGTTGTAGCAAATTTGCTAAACTTAGTTTCTTTTGTTTTGTCAACAATAGCAACAGCAAATTCGTCTGAACACCAAGCAAGCATCATTGCCTTGATGTGCGTCTTAACTGCTTTAACATCATTAAATACTTCAGATACCTGAAGTACCTGTCCATTTTTGGCTACTGTTTTTACAACATAGCCTATAACAGTTGTTCTTTCCTTCTCACCAGTCTCTTCATTAAGTACCAAGATTCTTCTTTTTGAATCATGGATTTGGATAGTTGGTTGTTTCATTCTATTATGTCTTTAATATTAGGACGAAAATACGAAGGACCTTTCAATATTTTACCATCTTCTCGATAAATTGGTTTGCCATCAGCACCCAATTTACTCATATTAGATCTGTGGATTTCTCTAAATACTTCTTCAATCTTATGCTGAAGACCGTGCTTTAGTATTGTACCATAGATAATATAAAGCTGGTCACCAAGAGCATCAGCAATTCCTACTAGGTCATTCTTTTCTACAGCCTCTAGATACTCATTGTTTTCTTCTGCAAGCAAAGAGTATCGCAGTTTACCTTCATTACTACTGATTAGTCTTGGTTTGTTTCCATCTTTCTGGTCAAACACAGTATGGAAGTCACCAACCATCTGAATATAGTCTCTCATATCTACTACTCGGGTTTAAGGGTATAAATTAATTTATCATGTAAGGATTCGGAAGTACTCCAAAGATTATCACTTACACCTTCATAGTCTGGATAATTAGGATTATGATTAATCCTTTTATATAACATACCCTTTATGATTAGCATATAAGCAATTACATCACCGATCTTTTCATCTATTGCCTCAGCAGTTGATGTCTCTGAAGCAATCATATCTTTCACAGACTGCAGATGTTTAACAGCATATTCCCATGCTACCTGCTCAGCTTTACAATGATACGACAGTCCTCCTGCCGCTCTTTTAAAATTAGAAAATACATCTTCTGTAGATGCATATTCAGCATTCTTCTTGTGAAATCTTTCCATAATCTCAGCAAGACTATGCAATGACATCTGTTCAAAATCTTCAAAGTTCATAATGTCTTAAGGTATGGGGAGGGATTTCATGCCCCTCCCCTGGTTAATTAAAGTTCAGGAAGCTCTAATGGACTGTTGTCATCAAAGATACTAAGTATCTCATCAGAGTTTACAGGTTGTTCTGGTGCTTCAATAACATCAAATATATTCATTTGATTTTCAGGAACCTGCTCCTGTTCAATCTGAGGACTTATATTTAGAGGTGCTGCAGTATGAACAATATTATTCATAATGTAAGCATGCACTTTACTCTGATCCTCAAACCATGTCTTAGGATGCGAAGTTCTCAATGCTATACCAATGATGTTATAGAAGTTCCATAAGTTATTTTCAGAGTACTCATCGAATAACTTTACTTTGCCGCACAGCATATCCTTGATTTGGGATACCTGTTCTTTATTAAGAACCTCTTCTTCAATAAACAATACACCGATGATCTCAGACATCTGCTTAAGTGTAAGTTCTTTTTGAATCATTAAATTCTTACTAGAACATAGATAATTGTAGAAGATGTTAGCTTGATTAAGCTGTGTCTCAATCATCTCTACAGCTAACTGGTCAGCATTACCCGTATGCTTTCTAGCAAAGTTAGATAGATGTCCCGCAAATACATAGGTATTGGTCTTTGCTACATAGGCACCGATACCGCACTTGAATCTTGTTGACTTATCATATGAGTTACCCCATACAAACATCATCTTCAAGTCTGGATCTGTACCATAATCCAAAAGAATCTTACCCATAGCTACATTACCTGAGTAGCTAGAAGCATACAATTCTTCTTGGACATTAAAACCTTTACCTACAATTGTCGCAAGACTTTTGTCAATAATAGACTTATGACTAATAGGGGTATATCTACCCCCATGATTCGGTATAGGAACCTGCTCCAGGAAGGAACGGGTTATACCTTTTGGCAATGTTCTGCTCATTCTAAAAAAGTGTTAATTGATATTGATTTTGAGAACTAGTAACATTACTAATCTCTTTATATATACGATCTATATAGTATTTCTCGTTGATATCATAATCAGACCACGGAAGATCTATGTATTCATTGAACACACGTTGTTGCCATCTTCCAGATTCTGTCTGTATTTCTCTACCATCTGCATCATTACGTTTTACTATTTTACAACCTTTGTTAGACACATAGTAACGTACTATTTTCTGTAGTTCCCTGTTTACTCTTTCAACTCCAACAACACAAGTTTCAATAAACTTCCAATCTCCTTTTGCCTTTACACCTGCACAGTATTCAAATATATTTCTATTGTCTCGAAGATAATGTTCTGGTAGTACATCATGAACGAAGTAATAGTAAATAGCTTTAGGGATGATTAGGAAACTTTTATTCTTATGGAGCGCCAGATCTGCAAATTCAAATCTACCCTTACACTTAGTTGCGTTATAATAATAGCAATCTTTGTCTTGGCTAAATATGTAATGCGGATTCTGCGACCTCAAGTTTTCCCACTCTTCCTTAGAACATAATTTGGTTTTATGTACAGCAATGTAATTATTTACATCGGCTAGGATTAGTTTGTTATACTGATCGTGTTCTAGACTTAGTTGAGTCAGCTTCTCCCATCTGCTACAGATTTCTAGATACTTGTCTTTGTAATGTGCTGGTATCATCATCTCAAGACCATCTGTATTCTGCATCAGAGGAATAGATCCGGGAATCTCAGTACTAAGCATTTCATATAACATAGTCAGACATAGCTGACCATTTACAGTAATACGCATAGTAAACTCAGGATCATACAGGAAACTATTCTCATCATTGCTAAGGCCATAGGTACTATTCAGAATAATCTTGTACACATAGTTCCTAGGATCTTTCTTCGGTATCTTCTTTCTTTCTTCAAAGAACCATTGATACTGTTCAGAAAACTCTTCTCTAGGTAAATGTGCTGGTGCCCATTTATTCATGATGGCTAGGTTAGGATAGAAACTAGTAACATCACTAGTCATGATTATCATTCCATCTTTAGCCTCATAAACACCTGGAGTTGTAGCGCCATGTACACCACCCAAACCAAAGTCAGTTTTAACACCCTTATGTGTAATAGAATATTTGAATCCACCCTTTGTATTTCTTGTATCAAGAACAATGGATTTAAACTTATCTAGTACGCTCTTAAATTCAGGATGTTTAAACTTAATGTAAGGTAGTATAATGTCACCTATCTTAATAGTTTCTCTTCTTGTCCTAAGCTGATTTAGTTCCCATTTACCCATCCCTGTTTTCTCACTTAAGAAATGCAGGAATAGCATCTTGGAGATTCGTGGTTCAGAAGCACTAAACATATCCAGATCATACTCTTTTGTCAATGCCTTACGTAAAGCTATCTGACTCTTGCTGAGTTCATATATCTTAGCCGTAGACTTAACGTCATTAATACAATACTGAATAATAGTATCTAGCTGTTCTTGTTTTGTAATGGATGTTGTATGATGAATTGGCATCTCTTGAATGTTATACCAATCCATGCTATACTGTATCCACTTTAGGCTAGACTTCTTTGCAGGATTATCCCAGTGATTTAGCTTGTAAAGATCAATGCCTTTTATTACATTGTTCTTCCAGCCAGATTTAAAATCTTGTTCACTGATAATTCTTTGTGCCTCCTCGTATACTTCAGCAGCTATATCTTCGCCTCGCATATTGTCATAGATGCCAACACCAAAGCGACTCATTATAAAAGATGTAATCTGATTGTCGAATGCCATACCATTAAAACTGATATGGAACTCGTCATCAATTACATTATCTACAAGGAATGAATATAGCTTCTGTATATCATTACGAAGCCTAGATACTACGAATACTCTTAAATCTTCAGGATTCTTATAGTGCTGAGCACATAAAACAGTACAGTCTACTAATGTCTCATAGTCTATAATCCAATGATTCATTAGTCATTACTCGGTTACCTCTGTTTCAAAAAACTTTTTAAAGTCGTACTTGTCTGAGTTGAAAGCAAAATGATTTACAAATGCTTCGATATCAGATCTCTCTTCTAAATAATACTCTTGGTATGTTTCAAGAGTTCTTCTTTCTTCTTTAACCATTTTATCTGCAGACTTAGGATTCTTCCTAGGTTCTGGATCACCATTAGCATCTAGCTTTGTGATCAAATGGAATTGATCTTTCTTGTTCTTACCGATAACAGCCAAGACTTTTAGCTGTGAATCAAAGATACATTCTACAAATGGACAGTCTTCCGTTGCAGGAATCATTTTAAACGTCTGGTTGTTCTTCCAACTAGACGTAAATAACATCATATTATTCATGTTGGTTTTTTAAAGGTGCTGGAACAAAGATATAGATTTAATCTCTGCCTTCAAATTTTCTTTCTCTAAATCTGGCTTTGAACATAACTCCCCAACATCACGTAAGATTTTCTCACTGACATTCAGTAGGTTAGCATATTGCTCATAATAAATTTCGGGATTTAGATAGCTGTTTATCTGATGATAATTAGACTTGTTTGCCATAAAAAACTTTAGGATTTTATTCTTAGTGTCAGCAGTCATAGTTGAATACTTACCTGTAAGAAACTTATCCCAGTCTTGTGTGTACTCAGTCATATCAAAAACATAAACACCCTCGTCATCTACAGTTTCATAGTAAGAATGAAATAACTTATTGCTTGTAAGTTTATTCTTTTCAAACCTTCTAAATACGTCATCATCTCGTAGATGATATACACAGACAAACTTCATGTCTTCAGGAGCATGCTGACCAGTCCAACTGATATAACTCTCAATTGGAACAGCCTCTGATCCTTTTCTAATATCCAAAAGCGGATATAAAAACAACCTAGACTTTTGAATATACTCTTTATGCAGTTTAGTTATCATGTTTATAGGGTGATTTTACCTGTTGCAAACTCATGAGGTAAAGCATAATATCGATTGTCATAATGATATCTAGCTACTTCAAGCTTGCTCTTAAGTTTTTCTCTCCATAATAACATAGTATTTTTTTCAACATCAAACACATAAACCTGCTGATATTTATCGATTACTAGGAAACTAAAGCTAATCTCTGATGGGTCAATCTGCTTTGTGCAGGATACAAGCTCAATATACATTGCTGCCTGCATCCAGTAGTTATAGTACTCAACTGTATCTGCAAAATCACTAATAGTCTTACTAGTAGTTTTAAGGTCGCAAACTGTAATCTTAGAATCCTTTGTAATAATTCTATCTACAATACCTTTAATACCAAAAGGATAATCACTAATAGTACAGTTCAACATGACCTCGCTTTCTACATAGTCACCAGATAAAGTATCCATAGCCATCTGATTACTTCTAATAATCTCTACTGAATTCTTTGCCCTAGTGTACATATCCTCATCAATAACATCCTTACCAGATCTATTCTTCAGGAACTCAAAATAACTTATGGCGTCATCCGTCAGGATTTTTTCTATTCTCTGCTCATCCGTTTTAAGTCTCTGATGAAAATTAACATCTTTAAGGATGTCAAGTATTTCGCTCTGAAAACTTGACATTGATTCATCTGTACGTCTCTGTTCTACAGCACTTCTAAATACACGATCTATTACCTGTTTAGTTGGACCTGTAGGTACAGACCCAGAAGCAAGAACAAATTGCTTGTCAAATGATTCTGCATCAAGCAGAAGGCAGTGCAATAGCCTGCCCTCTACAAGATGCGTATCTGTTCTTTCCTCCTGTTGGTTTAGAATGTAATGCTTATAGAATATAGACGGTGAATACAATAACTTATTTAATCCAGAGTAACTGAAATAAAACTTGTTCTCGTAAAATCTATCTTCTGCCTGGGGATCAAACATCTACTTCCTCTTTTTTGGTTAACATATACTCCTCGTATGGAATTATTTTAATGTCCACACTTAACACATTATGCTTCTCAACCTCTTCGATTATATGATAATCTTTTACCTTATTGATAATCTTTTCAGCTAACTCGTTATAGATTTCTTTAGTAAGGCATCCGTTTTCTTTAAACATTGCCACTGCATCTATATTAGAGGCATGCTCCATATGTCTAACTGCTGCCATAAAAGTCTTATGCGCCTTAGTATTACGATGTTTGTAATAGCTAATGGCATAATTTACTTCTTTTAGTAGCTTCCATATATAATAAGAAGATGGGACTATGTTACAGTTATATAACATGTTCATTGCCACTGACTTATCTTCATCACTACCCTTAAGCATCATAAGTAAGGTATCGTAGATATCATCATCTATAGTAACCTTATCTATACCTTGGAACAAACTATTTACACTAACAACAGGAAGTTTTCTAGACAGCATGTTGTATAGAATAAATACACCATCATCTGTGATATAAAACTTTCTACGTTGATTAGCATACATTGTCCAGTCTTCATACCTGCTATTGATTTCGCTAGTATACATTACAGAGGTTTGCTGATTAAGACGATCAGCTGTAACTCCAGCTCTAGACGACATGAAGTTTATGAATTGATTCTTAAGATCAACACCACAGTTATCAAACTCTAGCATATAACCATGGCCGTCTACTAGCAGTGCCCTAGAATCTACAGAAATATCATAGATTGAGTTATACTCTGAGATATGATCATTACCAATAACGAAACTTGCGTTACTAATATCATTAGTGATTTTCAAATCATATCTCTTACAAATCTCTTTTATGTCATCCTTCTTTAGATTATTCTTTGGAAGGATAAAACCTTTGGCACCTTTAGGTATACTGGTTATATCTGTATACGCAGTAAACATTTTAACTATCTTCCTATAATTATCCTCACTAAGGAAATGGATATTATAGTGCATGCCGGGTCTAACCATAATGCTAGACCCTTCAATAAACTTTAATCTACCTAACTGTTCTTCTGTTAATTTTATGCTTCTCTGCATACGTTATTATTTTACGGCCATTTTAACAATTTCAGCATCCATCATAAGCTTAGTAAATTTGGTTTTGTTACCGTTAATTACATTCTTAATGATGTGATATTTAATGTCATTAGTAAATACATCTGACGTTACAATGTTCTTTACACGCTCCAGTATCTTATCAGTCACTGGTTCTGTATTACTATAGTTAACAGTATAGTTAATAAGACGAGTAGCTAGAACACTTGCAATGTCAGCACGATAATTAGCACCTGTTCCAATTGTTTCATGCAACTCAGACTTTACGTTATCCCAGCTCTGATTCAAGAGAACCTGATTAGGAGAAATCATCTTGTCAAGTCTGTTATTGATAAACATGGTAAACATTGTACCGAATGTCTCACCTACAGAACCTTCTGCAATAAACTGAATCATTGGAAGATTGTTCTCAAAAGAATCAAAGCTGCTAATAGAGTTAAAGAATGTAGTAATACTACGAGCATTAGTCTCCTTAGTAACAAGCTCTGGATGTAACAATAGGAAGTTGATACAACGGCTATCTAGATTTGCAGATTCTGCCCATTTTGCCCAGCAGTCAATATCAAACTTAAGATTAGCTGTAATGAAACGAGTCTTCTGTGCAACGTCAATAGATGTTACATTGTAATCACCATTGTCAGGATTCGTAGTCAAGATAATGTGCCAGTCTTTTGGAAGCTTCCATGAGATGTATTCTTGACGGTCAATCAAATCCATACAAGCCTGTAGGAATCTAGAGTCGGCACGAGTATAGTCATCTAAGATAAGAATACCACCGTCACCTTTACCTTGAATCCATTCGGGAGCAGCATGAGTCATTCTCTTCTCACCTGTTGGTATATACTTGTTCTGGATATACAGAGGCAAAGTATTCTCAGGAACCCATTTAGTTACTTCATCTTTCTTAATTTCAAATTCTTTCATTGGAAAACCTGTGAGGTCACCAATCTCTTCGATCTGTGCAAGATTCAACTTTACAACATGCAGACCTAGATCTTTACCTATTTCTAGAATAGTGCTAGTCTTACCGATACCTGCTTCACCCTCAACAGCAACAGCTACTGGAATCTTTCCATTCTGCTGAAGATATCTGTTGTTAGTTACAATATGATTAACAAAACTCTTAAGTTCTGAAGTATTTAAATTTACTTGTGCCATCTTAGTTTAATTTAATTTGTGGTCCTTTTAATGATTTGTTTATGCTACCACGGGTAGATATTACCCAAAGCATTTTGCCTTTTACATTTATATCCGTATCACATTCGCCATCAGTAAGATAGACTAGACACGTATACTTTCCAGTATTTGCATTATAATATTCTAACACAGGATCAAAGCTAGTACCACCTCTTCCGTGAACTACTAGTTCTTGACCCCTTTTATATTCTCCAATATAACTTATAGATGTATCACACTGTATTACTGTGATATCACTACCCGTTTTATTAATGTGATCTATCTCATGAAAGAATTCTTTTAACTCTTTATCTGAAACAGATCCGCTTGTATCAATTGCTACAAGAATGTGCCGGCGTTGTTTAATCTTCAGACCTGGATTCTCCTCAAATCTTTTATTAAACTTACGTCTAAGCTTTTTGGTATATACCTTTTGAGAACCTCCAGTAAATCTTCTAAGATAACCTTTCCAATCAAACTTTGGTGGTTCTTTTACATTCAATCTTTCTAGAATACTCTTTAGTTCTCCTGGTATGTTACCCCTTGACTTTTCTACCTGATCTTTAATTTCAGATAGAACGTGTTCTGTTTGCTTTTCAATCAGCTTCTTCTCTGCATCACTAAGGTTTTCAAATTCACCCCATGATTCGTGATCAGGTATCATGTCTCCCATTTGAGTATGGGATTGACCAGAACCTTGATCATCCATCATCTGTTGAATTCTCTGACTAGATTCGCTATCAGGATTGTTATCAAGTTCATTCTTGATAAGATCATAATATGTACGCCAGCCTACCTTTTCAGGAAGATTCAACTGTACAAACGGATCTGTGTTGATTGTACAGCCACCATCTGGTAAGTTAATACCATCAATGTACTGATTAATCTCTAGATCCATTGCAATGTTAGACAGCTTCTTATCATAGCCAGGATGTTCAGAACAGATATGAAAGAATGCAATATGCAACAGCTCATGCTTTAATAGTCCGAGCTTATGGGGATCAGATAATGACCCCCAAAACTCAGGATTAATTACAAGCTGATAGTTAATATTATTTTTAGCGACACCTGCAGTAGGTACCTTATCAGACCATATCTTATTCAAACTAATGAGAAACAAACCATAGAATGGTTCTTTAAGCATTAGTTCTTTACTGGTCTTAGCTAGTGAATCTTGATGATTCATTCTTAATAGGTATTAGTTTTAAATTAAAATCACTTAGGAAACTGAATCCCCATTCCATCATGTTTCTTTTTATGGAAACCGAAAACTTATCTAAGAAATATTCCATAGCTTCATCCGAAACATTATGATATACAATCTCATTATACAATGAGTTATATGTAACCATGCTACCAAATTCTATATGCCTGCAGATTAAAGCTAACTGATTAACTATAGTCTCCATAAACACAGTCTGCCTACATTCTGTATTTGCTTCTTTATACATGATCAACAAATACGGCAGGTTTTGCACTACATCTATATGCCTAATTGTTTCTGCAGCAATTGTCAAGTTATCCTTGTCACTTGACTGCATCATCTTAAGAATGTTATCACAAATCTCTGGTGTTAACTTTAGTTCATTAGTCATTGATATCCAATGTTTTAAGCATCCACGGTTGTGGATTATTCATAAATAATATCCATTCTCTTGCACTTGGTATGTAACCATTGCAATCTTCTTTTACATGTTGTTCTCCAACATAACGGGTGTAAACTTTCTTGCCATCAGAATTGATGAAAGAAGCACCAAAGATTCTTTCACATTCAAATATTCCCTCGCTGTGATGACGGAATAGACGATGCATACTATGACCATACCAGGCCTTAGTTTCATCAAACCAATCATGAATGTCTGTGTAATCTTCTAGTTTACCACCCCATTTTTTGACAGAACTTTTTGCGTGTTCATGGGGATGTGCCATATTATTTTTTATAGATATCGAGTTCCCCAACAATAGTTGTTAAATCTCCTGACTCACTATTTGGTTCTTCTACATATTGAATACCTTCAATATCCCATTCCTTTTCTACAAAATTTATATATAATGTACCTCTACCACCTTCATTGTTATACCAATCATAACCATAATGGGCATTAATAATCTGATTTCCAATCATCTGTACAATTTCTAAAACACTCTCATTATCTACATCAAACTCATACCCTTCCTCATTATAATATCTCCATTCATCTATGTCTCCACTATCTCCACTACCAGAAAAATCTACTTCTACTTTATAAATACCTGCTTCTTTTACAGCCATCATAGCTGATACAATCTGTGCGTCTGTCATTTGTTTTGCTTATAAAATTTACCAAGAATGTTTCCGTTAAGCCACCTGTCTGATTCTAAAACTTCAAATTTGAATTGATACTTTGTCTCATTGTAAGACAGTTCAGATTTAGAATAGCAGATTTTAAGGATGGATCTCTTGATAACTATACCATCCTTATGTGCTTGCTTTAAGACATCATTACTACTGTAGTAGTTCTGATATGTTGATTTACGTACACGTTTATACGTCTTTTTACGCTTATCTGTAGGCAGTGCCTTCTTGCTAAGCTTGGTTTTTACATCTGCAAAAAAGTTTTTCTTACCTATGTATGCAACAGCTTTGTTATTTATTGTTGCTTCCATAATGTATATAAAACCAATTGCACCTTCAGGAATCATGTCTTCTGTAAACACGACTCCATTATATATCCAACTCATTTCAGTAATGTATGTTTAAGGATTGGCCTCAAGATTTTATCTACTGCATCAATACCATGAACTTTAACAGAGTCTGACAAATCTTTTTCCAGTTTAAGATGTATGCCTGGTATCTGATACAATGCGTTATACTTTGCCATTGCCTCCATTCCAACCTTATCATTATCAAGTAGAGTACAGATAGACTTATACTTTACTTTATATAGATTGATTACCTCCTTGCGGATTATACTATTCTCACTATCCGGGGCAACTACTTCTACAGGATACCCCATAGAGTCTATACACATTGCATCTTTAAGGGAGCTGCATATTATCAGATACGGTTTCGTAAACTGCAGCTGGTCAGTACCTTGCAGATAGTCTCTGACTTTTATGAATTTATAATCTGAACTTTTGGGTCGGTATATCTTACATATCTGGTTACTTGAATTATAATAACCATAAATATAATTACCTCTTACATCAAAGCCCGGTTTGTCAATGCAAGTAAAGGCATAGTAATCAATAGGTCTTACATTAAACTTTTCTAATGTTTCAGAACCTATGTTATACTGCATCCAGTAGTTAGCATCTAGATTATTCCACGGTCTTTCTACAACAGTAGACAATTCATATTTGTTTTCCTCGACTATAGGACTGAAGAAATACCCGTTCTTATTTTTCTCTAGGAAGACTGAGTAGTCTTTCATTATCATATGAACGGTATCTGAATAGTCTAGTTTATATAATTCAGATACTAGATTTACATCACTTCCGCCGAAGCCGGTAGAGAAATCTTTCCATTTATACTTACCGTCCCTATAATAGATAAAGAAACTAGGGTTCGTATCCTTATGATTGAATAAGGATTTCATCTTAACACTTTGACCTGTAAGCTTTTCGGTTAGCTTACAATAATATTCATATATCCAAGTAGATGGAACCTCATCTATTGATAATACTATGGATCTTGTACTAAGCATGCTGTAAAAAAATTAAAGGGGACAGTTGATTCTGCCCCCTTTGTTATCTTATAAGTTAACTATTACAACTCAAAGTCATCAGCCAGAGACTTCTTAGTTGTACCCTCTCCAAAAGTTTTAACCTCTACAGTCTTGCTTTTTTTGATGTGAACTTCAGTATTAAACTTTACTACTTTACTTTTTACTTCATCGATATGAGCACCCTCATATGCTATACCATCCTTAGACCACTTTGGAAAATACAAATCATGATTAGTATAACCTGCCTTGTTCTGATACTCTTTGCCTGCAATACATACACGCAAAAACTTATTAGCAAAAGGCTTATCATAATTAAACTGATTGATTAATGAATCTACAGTATCATGCTTTTCATCTTGAGAATCTAGCCATGCTGATGACCCAGTCTCCTTACATAAATTCTTAATTGCCTTTAGGATCTCCTCATCTCTTTTAATGACATTACCCTTTGGAGTTATACCATCTGCAAATGGATACTCGGTAAGCTTTACACGGCCTACCTGACCATCATGACGACCCAAGCCTGGATTATCTTTATCAATATAAAATCCTTCAAAGTCATCACCTAATGCAGGACCTTCAACATCTAGAATGATATTGAAAGCTTCCTTATTATAAGGTGTTGCTTCAAGTCGGATGTTATAAATTTTTACAGATGCATTACCCGGAGATAATGTCTTTGATACAGATGACGATGATCCGTTTTCTTTAATGTTCTTTGTACTAATCATGGTTTTAAATTTAGTCGATGAAGATTTTAGACCAGTCAACTGTTACGCTGCCGTCCTCATTAATTTTTGAAATTTCAAATTCTTTATTCTTTAGATGCGTAGGTCTTGCACCACAAGATACATCATCCTTGGTCTTGAAACTAAGAATGTTGGTATCTCCTTTTCTGTACAAATATCCGATAGCATCCGAGTGCTGCATGATAATTCTTTTAAGTTTACCTGTCAGGTCTAAATCCATTGATGTGAATTCAGCCCCGTTCTTTTCCAGCAGCACATCCTTTACGTGACCAGCAAGAATAACTCTTGGTGCCCATTTCTTAATATAAGCAATAATAGTTGAGAATGCTTCACGAAGCCAAGGATAACCGGCACCGTTAGGCATGTTAAGTATGCTACCATACTTAGCTTTACCCTCTGTAAACCAGGACTTTCCCATTGGAGATTGAGAATAAAGTTCTTCAGCAAATGGAATACAAATTTCCTCTAAAGCAGTAATTGTATCTATAGCTACATACTTATAGGGATAACCCGCATCCTTAATTGCTTTACCAATTGCTTTAATTTCATCTACATTGGCAGCACCAATCTTTAAAGCCTCAACATACTTAGAACCAGATTCTAAATCTAGAATCAAGCAATCAGGTAGATCAGCAAATAACGTAGTCTTACCTACCTTAGGCTTACTAAAGATTACAAGATTCTCTGGGCTTGATGTATCAGGCTTCTGTTTCTTTGTTGGCAATACAATTTCCATTAGCTTTTAATTATTTGATTTAGCCACTTCTTTCTGCTTACAGGTTTCTGCAACATGATTGCTGCTAAATCTCTAAGAGTTATTCTATCTAGAGGACAGTCCTCATCTGGATCCATGATCTCATCAAACGTATCAAACGTAATTATCTGAGAATCAGTATCTTCAACTTTTGTTAGAGCTGCAACTGCCTCTAATTCACTAACTGGAACAAGATATCTACGGTCACTGCTATTTTCTAGCTCAACAGAATCATATTCTTCTTCCCAGTATTTGTTGTATTTCCACTTATACAGGGTTCTTTCATCTGTTTCAGGTTCAAATTCTTTATTTACAAACTCAGTGTAAATATCCTGTCCTTTCTTTAACTGACTTGGAAATAAACTAACATGCAATTCAGTCTTTGTATATGGCTTGTATGCCATTGTAGGTACAAACAACGGATCATCTATACCGAGTGCCTCAAATGTTTTTTGATGATACTCTACAAGATTTTGCATCCTAGCTTTTTTATCAAGCAGGTTCTTCTTTTCTTGAGTCTTAATCATTATTTTGTATTTAAACGTTTCTCTTGTTTCGGTGGTGTCGGTATCTCTACTACACTCATGCTTTCAAAATTACCTCTGAAGAAACTCATCCTGGTATCACCATTCCTACATTTCAGGAAGTGCATTACCATAACTCTTTCATCATCAATAATATATCTTTCAGGACCGTAGTACCGAATCTTGAAATACCCTGGCCTGTTTAGACCAACAACAACGTCAGCATGCTGAAGCAAAGCATCGGCACCCATAAGATCTGAAGATAAGATATAGTTACCAGCCCTACCATCTTCATTTCTCTCTGGATTATCAATGTTTCTATTAAGCTGACTTAAAATAATAAACGCAATAGGATATCTTCTCTTAAGTTTTGTAAGAGTTTCTGCAAATTCATAAAGCATATCCTGCTTATTCTGTCCATTGTTTACCTTAAGCAGGTACGAATGGTCAAGAGTAATAATCGTATTGACGTATCTTGGAACTTCTCCCTCCGTATTAATGTGACTTTCCATGTAATCAACGATTACCTCTTCAATCTCCTTAACAGTCATGGGATTTTCTACTACGTCAATAGGATACTTTACTCTAATCTTTGCATAGTCATAGCATTTTATAAGAGTTTCATCATCTAGCTGACCATTAGCACTACACAAATCCTTGTATGATCTATTAACCACACTGGAGAATTCACGTAATGCTGTTACTCTGGAAAGCATCTCGAACTGAAATTCTAATATCCTAAATTCTTCACCTTTATTCAGTACAAATGCGCTGTTTACAATATTGTCTTTTACTAAGGTCTTACCAGCACCAGACCTACCTGCAATAACAGTTAGAGTATTCCACTCTATACCATCGGTAGATGCATCATTAAATTTAGGCCAGGGAGTTTTGATACTACGTATCTTTCCTTCCTTCCTTCCTTTCATGTACTCTAGCGCCTGGACAAAACCATCTTTCTGCCCTTTCCAAGCATGATTTTTTTCTACCATTATACTGAAAATGAGATTGTTACCGGATCAGTAACTTAGAATGATTCTAGGACTTTCCGGGATATAAAGCTATAACCTTTACTCAATAGTTCCAAAAAAATATTGATAAAAATTATCTGCCAGAAGCTGATTTGAATACCTAGTACATCAGTACTAAACCTCCAAACAATAACATGTAACAGCAGCATGATGCATAACATCATCACTACTGCACCTAACTTTCTATAATTCATACTACTTTTTCGGATAGTGTGGTTTCTTCTTCGTAACCACCATTTAAAATTATCTCACAATAACTAGCAAGATCTGAATCTTTTGTCTTGTCTGGGTTAGTTTTACCAATAAAGTATTGTGAATTTCTCATGTACATAAACTTCTGTTTCTCAAAGCTATCTACATAATAAGCTGTAGCTTTTAGAATTGTCTCCCAACTGTATTCATAGTTTTGAAAAAACCATTTGAAGGCCTTCTCAATATCTCTACGATTTACTCTAGCTGATTTACCGCTGGGTAATTTACCTTTAGGGAACAACTCTAGGTACTGACCTATAAAATCATCAGATATTACAGGCTTTTCCTCTACTATCTTTTCTTGGAATAAAGTCTCAACTTTTTTCAAAACGATTTTACCTTCCTCAGTCATTGCATACTTATCATCTAGCAACTTAGTAGCTACTAGATTTCTTAATTCTGCATGCGCATTTACAGATTTAGGTCTACGCTTATTAGCGATACACCATAGAATATGAAATGCATTTGGAGTTACATCTAACTCGTCAAGGATATCGTAAAACTGTTTGATCATCATATGTAAATCGTTGGTCTAAGGCAAGTTGTGTATAATCACTTTCTAAAGTTCTGAACTTATGGGTAGTATCTAACTCTGGATACATCTCTGCTACAATCTTTTTTGCTTTGTCATAATTGATTCCAAATATAGAAAGAGCATCATACAATCCCTTAGCCTTTACATATCTTTTGTTACTAAAAACAATGAAGTTGTATTCCCCATTGTTTGGATCTAGAAAACCACGGATTGAAATTTTTTCTGGTAACGGTGTATACCTTTTAGTAGATGATTTTTGGCTTTTCATTTTTTTCAAGTTGATAGTTTATTTTATTCCATAAATCATTGCAATCCCATTCAGCCTGTCCAGTATAGGCAGCACTTGCAGGATGCGTAGCAAATATCTTATAGCAGTTATCAGGTATCATATCTGCATACTCTTGTGCCACCTTACCAAGAAAAACATAAATGATATCTTGTTTATTCCATATAAGATGATCAATCAGAGCTGCAGTAAATGGTTTCCAAACTAGCCGGTGACTACCTGGTTTACCAATGGTTGTAGTCAATGCACTATTAAGCATTAGTATACCTTGATTAGCCCATTTAGTTAGATCTGCAGACTTGTCTATAGTCTGACCAGTAGTTCTTTCTATTGAATCATACATATACTTTAGAGACTTTTCTATTGTACCCTGCATGCTACAACTAAAGGCTATACCATCAGCCACATTTACCTGTGGATATGGATCCTGACCAACTATTACAACACGTGTATTTTCATAGGGACATTCTTCAAATGCTCTAAATAGATTCTTTATCTGCGGTGTCCACTTTTTACCATTAACTGATTCATTATGAAGGAATTCCAATATTGAATCAAAGTCTGAGGACATCACAAAATTTACAGTTGCTGGTCCCCAACCAGCTGATTTTAGTTTTTGAAATAGTTTCTCTTTTATTTCTTGTAAGTCTATATCTTTCATTTATATTTGTGCATTAAATAAAATCAACATGTCAGAAAATACAACAACTCCCGCAGAAGATTTGAAGCCAGTTAGAGCTGAAGTATACAAGGAAGAAACATCTATTATGGTAGACATTCCTGTTGCATACGTAATGCGCTTTAACCAACTACTTTTAGAGTTCGTTCCATTTAAAGATCAGGAACACTTTACAGAAGTAATGAAGAATATTGGTGAAGGAAAGATTGAAGAACCTTTTGCATATCATTGCCAAACTATCTTAGCATTCCTTACACTTATAGAGACAGCTGCAAGATCACAAGATAAATTACAATGGGTTGAATACGATCCTGCAACTCAAAGCAAGACAGTAGTTGACGGTCCTGCTAAAGAAGACAATGTAGGGTAATGCCTACATTGTCATCCTTTATGGTTTAATGTAGGTTGAATCCTACAATATCACCTATTTCTATTATAGCCTGAATTGCCAGACTCATTTCATCTTTAGAGCAATCAGCAAAGGACTTACATTGACCATCAATACATAGTCCTGATCTTAATTTTACTTCATGCTTGACACTTTCAAATGTGTCACCTGTATATGTGGCGACTTCTCTTATGCACTTCATCAATTTTGATAGCTGTGCATAAGATTTGTCTGCCGTAATAACCTCGTAGGTTAAAGAAACTACCTGACCCTCGTCAAGATATTTAATAAAGAGGTCAAGTTTTGCTGAACTTAGTTCATTTACAAGTACTAACGTATCATTCTGCTTTTTTACCTGAATTGTTATTGGAAGCTGGTTTGCCATAATTCTTCTTCTTTTTATATGGACCACGTTTTTTTCTCAAACCATTTGGAGCAGCTGCAGGAGTAGTTGTAGAATTAACTACTGTATTCTCATTTGCTTTAGCTAGTTTTTCTTTGGTTGAAATCTGAAGCAATTCTTTTTCTTTCTCAGATAAAGATGTATCAAGCATCTTAATTTTAGAATTTGCAGAAATCAAATTAACATTCAGAGTATTGATTTCACTTTGCTTAGAAGTAAGTCCTTCTTGAAGTGAAGCAATCTTCTCAAGTAATCTCTTACTTGCTAATTTCCATTTGTAGTCTACAAACATTCCAGAAAATACAGCACCTGCTACCATAAAGGCTAAGTGAACTAAAAAATGCATCATGATTTTTTGTTTTTATAATTATTAATTAATTGGGTTACTTCTACCAGGTCATAATATTCTAATGACCCGGCAGCTTCGCCAAAGTTACTAAGAACTTTTGTAATTTCCACCATATCCATCTCAGGAATATCCCAAAAACTTTTAATCACATGACCATGCTCCTTGATAATAATATCTAAAAAAGTATTGAGAACATTTTTAGTTTTCTGCTTATTGAACCAAGGTATACTAGTAGTTTCATCCGCAGCATACACACATATCTGTAGCAACATGAGTAGATTAATGACTTTTAGTTTGTCTTTATCCGTCATTTCAAAAGATGTATCTGATTTCATTCCAAGGGATTATTAAGCCGTGAAGCATTTTAAATTGGTAGATGTAGTCGTCTTTTAAGTTGTGCTTATATCGAATATTCTTACCACCGTACTCGGATATCTTATCCTCCTGAATTGCAGGATTCCATAGCAAATCTTCGCCAAGTATATTGTTTTTTAGATTATACTCATGCTTGTTAGCATTATGAGTAAGAAATATTACCTCAGACTTTACCAAAGGCTTATATACAGGGCCAACATACTTATCTACTAGCTGAAATAGTGCTGCATATTCTTGTTCCCATCCTTCTGTTACAATTACAGGACTAAAGTTTATATGTACCACCCAACCTTTTTCCATAAAGGGTCCAATAGCTTTTATTCTATCAATGATTTTACTAGTGTTAGGTTCTAGAATATCAGCATATTTCTGAGGCATAAGACTAAATCTTATTCTCATTTTAGATGCAGGATAGAGCTTTAATAAATCAGGATTTACATACTTAGTAGCAAAAGATCCGTATGCCTTTTCATGGTCTCTGAAAAACTTAGTAATCTTTTCCATGTCATAATATTTAGCATGCAATGCTAAATCTTCATTACAACCTAGATCATAAGTAATAAAGAAAGGATGGGTTTGATTAGGCTTTTCTACTTGTGCAAACCAAGAATGATGGTCTATGGCAGTTAGAATATCTTCTATATTCTTAGCTACCATTAATCCCTCTGGCTTATGCCTTTTCATGTAGCAGTTATGAGTTAAAATTCCATTTGCAAAATAATTCTCATTCTTTTGTACAGAAAAGTTGACAACCTTACTTTTCTTTGCTATCTTTGATATAGCCTTAATTTTCTTAAATTCTAACTCCATGAGCTGTAAATATTGTGGTAAAATTACAAAAAAGTCTACAACCTATTGTAATTTTACATGTGAAACAAATTATACTGAACTGTTTAGCCAACAGGCAAAACCTACATTTAGAACTTTTCAAGAAGCTGGAAGATATTATAAAAGAGATTTCAGAACTATGAAAAAGTTTGAAGGTCTCCTGTTTACCATTGATAAAACACTTCCTTCTGCAAGCACTAAATGGGTCATTTGTAAAGGATGTGGTGAACAATCACCATCTTCTAAAGCAAGACAAGGCTATTGTTCTAGTTGTACAAAACAAGGATTAGGTAAAAAGAATCAAGGTAAAATAATATCAGAAAGATACCAAGGTATTGGGAATCCTAATTACTTAGATGGTAACTCATATGCTATAGAATATCAATCTAGTGACTGGTATAAGCTTAAAAAGAATTTAAACTTTACACACTGTGCATTAACTAATACTACTGATAACATAGACTACCATCATATTATACCAAGATGGTTTTGTAAACTTGCTAATATTGATGTCTTTGACCCTAATAATATTATAGGGTTAAACCACCAATATCACAAAGTAGTTCATCATCTTCAGTTAGATCTTTTGCTTCTACCCAACCTCTATTCTTTGTATAAAAAGGATGCTCAGCAGTTACGGTCACACTTTGTCCATCTACTTCAATTACATAAAGTTCATCAATATCCCGTTGACCAATTGCAGTCACTAAGTCTATTTCAACTTTCCCGGTATCCAGGGAAAAAGAAATTACTTGATCTCCTTCCTGAATTTCTCCAGCCATTTTTACTCCTTGAGGAGTAGTTATTAATGTTTCTGGAGTAACGCAGTAAGAACAGTTAAACAAACAACCATACCCAAAACTGGGTGCAATGAAGTCAGTAGATCTACCCGAAGGTCTGATCTGCATAGACTTCCGGGTAACTAATTCTACTTTACTCATATTACTGCTTCTTCTAATTCTTCTATACTAATATTGTCTAGGACTTGGTCTAACGGAGCAAACCTGGTAATATTAAAACTAGGCTCTTGCGTTTTACCAAATAGATCCCTAACATTTTTAGAATTTCTAATCTCCATTAATGTGACACCCATTTTATCATGCATGTCATAGTATCTCATTTCACGAATGGTGTAGATATTATCCTTAATAGGTCTATTAGGGATAATCTCCATTGACCGGGGATCAAAGACATCATTTACACATACTACCTGGTCTCCTTCTTTAATCATTTGCTTTACTTGCTTCGTTAATTCTTTGGTTAATCATCTGGTAGATCTCATCTACAAGATCAAACTGATCATTCTGTAATGCTCTATACTTCCAGATTTGTCGGACATCCTCTCTGATATTACGCAGAGCAATGTAGTACTCTTCTCCATTAATAGCATAGCGGAAGTCATCTCCATCTTCAGGAAGATTAAACTCTAGTGTTGCTTTATACATTTGTCACCTCCGCTTTAGGATTTTCTAACCATTCATAAAATGTATTGGCTAAATCTTTTACTTTTAATCTTAAATCTTTACTTTTTAAGGCATAATCAACAGCTAGTTTTAAAGCTAATTGCCTGTTAGTATACATTGTTTTCATTTGTCACCTCCTTAAATTTTTATTGATTTCATTTAACTCCATTGCACATAACCATATTGGTAGGCATATAATAACTCCTGCTAAGATTGTCATTTGTCACCTCCGTATGTTTCGTTGTAGTATTGTTCAGCTCTTCCCATATTAGGGTCAAAGTTTGTTCCCATTGCATCATAGACAGCTCTCATAATCTGCTCCTTTTCCATTGCTTTGGCTTGGTTTACTAAATCTATTAAATCTACAAAGTATATTGCTGGGATTTTTAATGAATACATATTGTCCTCCAACCACTCTACTGCTGTTTGCTTACTCATTTTGGTAGAACAGTAAATTTATTTTCTCTACAGTCAGCAATGATCTTCACAAAATAGTTTTGATCTTCTCCTGTTATCTCTTTTGTAAAAGAGTCATAGGATCTACCATTTTGGAAGTATGCTTTGATAATCTTATTAGAACCCAGACGGTTTATGTCCGATTCTCTAAGAGTAAACCATGCATTACCCTCGCAGTTAAACTTATTCCAGCTTGTCAATGAAAGCTTGGTGCTATCAGATAGCATAAGAATAAGTTTATCATTCTCATTACAGCTACCGATGTTTACACTGAGTACCATAATATCAGCCACAGATAGCTGACCTGCTTTTTCTACAATTCTAGCATCAAGAGTAAAACCTTTAGTTTTCTCATCATTAGCTAGAATCATGTTGTGTCTAGGATAATATGTACACTTATCGGTCATATCATCACAGTCTTTCACAATACACTGTTGTGAAAAGGATAGGAATGGCAAAGCCATTGTCATAGCAATAAATACTTTTTTCATCTTAATTAAAATTTTATGTTATTCAAAATTTGCGTAACCCAGATCCTCCCATACTGGAGGTTTAACTTCATTAGGGTCATTCATCTTTACTAGATTTACCGATGCCATTTTTTTTAGCCCAATTAATTATTGTTCTTTCTATTAAAAATATAACTTCTGGGTCAATTACTTCATCACAATTTTCTACACAGTATACATCCCTAACGTAATATGGCTGAAAATCAGGTGGAACTGGTCCATCTACAATTGTTTTCTCTACTGTAAATACATACTTACGATCTAATTCTATATTACCTTCATATACCTCGGTTACACTAACCGGGCTGTTGCCTATCTTGATCATGAAAAGATTGTATTAGTTTTTCTTGAATTGACTTGATTACTGGTACATCATCCCAGTATATAAAAACTAAATCACTTGAGTCGGTCATAATCTTTTGTATAGCCCCAAAGAACCATAACACAAGATATGAAATAAATAGATAAGAGGGATAACCAAATATCGTACTCTATGTAACCGTAACGGCTGTAGTCAAGGATTGCATTGATGATAGTAACAATCCAACAACCTGCTGCAATCAAGTAATATATGGGACCGTTACGAAAGTCGTACTTCATGTACTGTAGTATCTTCACGGTGTTATCCATAAAGATGTTACCCTTGTAACTAAGTGCCCATATCATTACTATAGCCGCATCCATTAAGAGTCCTAAGTAAAGCAGGTAATCTGATATTATGCCGCCTATCAAGGCAAATACCGTAGATAGGCACATGTACAAAATACCATTACTAAAGGATGACTTACTTAATACTGGTCTCATTCCCAAATGATTGCAATGTTATTCTCGTATGCAATAAAGTAGATACTATTATCTATCTCTACTACCTCACAGTTTGCAAGTGCTGACCCGATATATACTTGGTCTCCTGCTTTTACATGAGTACATTCATCACCTACTGCTACTACAGCAAGTTTGTTCCATGACTTCATAAACTCTGCATCTACACTAGCCTGTGCTTCTTCTGTAAGGATTACACCGCTTTCAGGTCTTGTAGGTTTTAAGATAAGGATTCTCTTTCCTTTTAATTTAAAATTCATCTTCGTTGGTTTTTGGTTTATTTACTTTACTCATACCATCTGGTATGAAATATTGTCTGCAATAGAACCAGTCTCCGTATCTATCTATTTCAGATTTAGGATAACCGTTTTCTACTAGCCATTCTTTTACGTCTACTACATTAGTAGGTATCGGTTTTGGAAATCCATATTTCCATCCCGATGGTGGGTCAATCATTTTCATGCGCCGTCATCTGAATAGTAATCAGAATATTCTTCTGTAAAACATTTGCTACAGATAATAGATGTAGTTAACAAATCAAAGTAGATACTATCTACCATGTTGTCATCATCTTCTAATCTAGCTAAGTCTTGTGCGCATTTATAAATACTGTCTTTATCACAGTATCTACATAGGCCAGTGCATGTGTCTTCAGTATCTAGCATTGTTCTTTTCTTTTAGATGTTTTCTATACCAACTGTATACTGATTCAAAAGGTACTCCCATTAGTACGGGAAATAAAAAGAAAGCCACAAATATACTTAGTATTAACTTAGTAGTAATTAGTAATCCAATTGCTAGAAACAAACAGCGTTGCATAAAGAATTGATTCATATGCCAACGATCTGTAAGGAACACAAGGATGGTAGAACTAAATGGAAACTTCTCTGGGAATGTAGGTTTAATAATACCCAAGTACCACCAATGACATTTGTACTCCTTACTAAGATCATACTTTCTGTGCCAGTCAATTGTCTTTAATTCTTCATCAGCAAGTGCGTCCATTCTTCCTTTAAAGACTCCTGCTGCAACAATCAGTAATAGTATTAGTGTAGTCATGGTGTTTATTTATGCGACCAATATACACTAAATAACTTATAGTTGTATCTCTGATGTTAAATCATTGGCCGCCAGTTGGTTATTGATACTAACCAACTCATCTATGTCACCATGTTTAACAGCATACTTACCCTTAGTATGTACTAAATGTGCACACTGTTCTGCCTGAATCATGTTGTGTTTACAGAATGCCATAAGGCATAGTATTACATGCTCAAAAGAATTATGATTGTCGTTATACAATATAATCTTAGGTTGTGACTCTACGTCTTCAAGTAATTCCTCAACGTGTTCTACTTGTGTACTCATGTTGTAAATTTTGAACTTTTAGATACCCACATAACTTTAGATGAATCATAATCTTCAAGTGCTGACTTGACCCATGTTTCATCTACAGTATTTCTATAGCATAATATATGAATCTTTCCTGTCTCATCTGGATTCAATCTTAGCAAACGACCCAGTCTTTGTGATGACTTACGTTCATTGCCATATGAATGCATGATAATCCCTTGCTTCAAGTCAGGTATATTAACACCTTCGTTTAGTTGTAGGACACACGCAAGTTTAAAGATATCTCCGGATTTAAATTTAGTAAGGTTAGATTCAGAACTCTTGTTACCACTAAAGTAAGAATAACTACATAACCTACTAGCCTGGTCTTTTGTATTAGCAAACAGTATTACTTTATCATTGATATAATTAAGTAACTCCTTGGCATACACCTCTTTACTTGGATAAGCCATAAGACCTTTCATCCTAAGGATACGTTTCATTTGTAGTTCTCTCTGACCATTGGCACTGTCTATTGCTCTGCACCAGTACATGTAGTCTTCGTACTCAGAGGTATAGTAACCACCGTTCTTAGTCTTCTTGAAGTAATTCTTTCTTGTATCTAAATCAAGCATGTGCACGTAGATCATGTAGTCATTCAGTATCCCGTCACTTACAGCATCATCTACCATATAGGTAAATCTTATGGGGCAATGCTTTGCTACCATCTCACCTTTCTCAGATGATGCTACCTTAGGAGGAGTACCTGTTACACCAACGATACAGCCTTTATAGTTAGATAGTGCATTATCATGCTTACGCAAGAGGTTATGACATTCATCAAGAATTATCAAATCATAATTACTAAGGTTCCTCTTAGATAAAGAAAGATAAGTCCCGTAGGTTACATCAAGATTAGAATCCTCATATCCATGTTTAATTATCTCATCCTTCCATGAAGCATGGATAGATACCTTCGGTGCAATAACTAAAGTCTTTAATGGGATAACCCTAGTACTTGATAGGTAATTAATATACTCAAGGCATATCTTAGTTTTACCTACACCCATACTGATTCCCAAACCAACACGTGAATTTGCAGATAAACCTTTTAATATTTTAATAGCTTCGGCCTGTATATCATCCCTTGTCATCTGATAATATCTTATAGTAAAGTTTATTTGGATAACCTTCTGGGAAGTATAGCTGCATTAGATCACAGATGTATACTTCACCATAGTACGAATCATACCTACCCTCTTCCATCTCCTCATTGTGTATCTTCTCAAGTATCTTTGCATTATCTAAGTGATACTTAGTTACTTCAAAAGATATTTCTGTTGTAGATACTCCGACCTCTTCTTCTATTAATTCCATTAATGTTGAAGGAAGTCTAAGGTCTTCACGTTCTCCTCTCCATGTAGGTTCATGTAAGTACCAATGTTTGGTACCTGTTTCATCTTCGTACTTCTTAAATTTAATAATCATACCCAAGCGTTTTTACATTGCTTAGAAGTTAAGCTAATTGATTTTACAAGTTGACTGTATCTACCCTCACGGACACCATCTCCATAACTTTTAAATATATGGATCTCAGCTTTGTTAGGGGTAACTCTAAACCTTCTATTCCTTACCTGATTGATTACTGATTTAACAGTATCAGCTGTGAGAAACTCTGGTTCAATAAAAGTTGTAGCATAATCAGGCGTAGATTCATTAGGAAAATAAACATCCGCCGTCACGACATAGCCTTCAAAGTTGTCTATAAATTGTTTTATCTTTCCCATACTAATGATATAGTTTTAATGCTTTTGCTTTTTCTGGATTATCATGTATCCATGTGTGACACATTCTACAGATAGCCATAAACTCTGAGTCATCTAGATATAATCCTCCGACTCTTCCTTGCTTGTGATGTATATCTGTAGCATTTAGACTGCACCCTGGCAGCCGTGCTTCACACATAGGATGTGTAGATAAATAAACTTTTCTTAGTGCAGTATATGCAGCATCAAGCTTTTCTTTTTTAGAAGATTTGGGGGACAAAGGTTTCTGCTTTGTTGGTTTAGTTTTGTCCTTACTAGAATGGCAACTCCAGCAGTCCTTACAGAACCTCTGTCTCCCCTCTTTCTTCCATATAGGCTTTTGAATGCCGCAACCGCTGCAAACTTTAGGTTTTGCAACTAACATTTGAATTGTTATTTAGAAACGGTAACGGTAGTTTACGACTTCCTCAACTTCATCATAAAGTTTAGGATCAACCTCACCAATAATTGTAGCTATTGGTTCTAGTTTTTCATGCAAGTTAACAACAGACCGATAATGTTCGCTGTTCCTAATCTCAACAAGTTCTTCATCGAACAATGTATTCTTGATTATGATACTACCCATATCAAACATGTCAACTACAGATTCGTATTTCTTATCTGCAAGTACAGTTTCATACAAATCATAAAGAGTCTTGTTTGAAAAGTATACAAACAATAGTTCGTTGTTGCTTAACTCATTTAGATTCATCGCAGTTCGTAAAAGTTAGACGGTAGTATTCTCTCCTGAATCAACTTCTCTATGATATTTTCTTTCTTGATACCTAGATCTTTGAATTCAGTGGTGCTAATGTACGCATCATCTACTATGCCGGCAAACTTTTCAGAGTAATCTTTAGCAAACTTACTGTGATGAAACAGTTTGCATAAGAAGTTAGAAACAAAATCATGAATCAGTTCTTGTTTCCAAATGTTTAGAACCTTCTGTGCCCTTAGATGGACACCGGTTATTCTTTTCTTTTTAGCATAATGCATGGTATCTATCTCTTCTTTAGAGTAAACAGATAAGCCAAACAATGCACGTTTGTAGAGGAAGTTTTGATAGGCATTAAACCTATCTTGTTCATAGATAACTTGAGATGTAAATCTCTTTGGGAATTTCTGATACTCAGATAATTTTCCAGTGTAAGTAACTTTTTGGTAGAGTGGCATTTTAGATTGATTTTAAGTTGATTAAATAAAAAATGGGGGCTGTTACACCCCCATTTTAATTATATACCTAAACCTACTACAGATTAAATGAATCGTTATCCATATCTGCAGTTTCTTCTAGTTCTGTAAGGTTGATATTGGCTTGACGAATTGCATCACTGTTAGTATGTGCAATGGTTTCATCAATGTCAGTACCGCTTTGGTTATAAAAGCATTTACGGTAGATAGGCTGATTGCCTACCATACATACGATACCAGTCTTACCAGCTACCTTGTAGTCTGATGCTGGATCTTTGGGATTAAACGGGGTCAATGATTCCTTGATAACAATCTTACCTGGAATAATTTCTCCTGCCATAAAACCAAGACTTTCTAATTCATCTACAGTACCGTGCATCAATGCACTTAGTACTTTACTACGTACCCAACCTTTGTCAGTAATGATGGTACGTTTCTGTTCTATACGGATATGACCGTAGTTTGAGTTGTCCTTAGATGGAACTACAACTTGACCCGCTTCATTAGCGGTTACATAAACTTTGCTAAGCATGTTGTTAATAGAATTAAATTGTTAGACTAATCGTCAAGGTTGTCGAAATTTATACTGTCGTCCTTGACATCTGGAAATTCATCAGGATAAAACTCCTTATAATAAAAGTCTACATCCCCCGATTCAGTTTCCTCTTCTGAATCGGTTTCTTCCAGTTCATCTTTATTATTTAAGACTGAGTTCTTAAAAGGATTCAGTATTACTTCACCCATATTGGTGGCGATGAGGTATTGGATATCTTCATTTGTCAGGTTAAGAACATCTGAAATATCTAGCCAAATCGTTTTACCATTGGGCAATTGATAATACATGTATCAAAGTTACTAAGTCTAATAAATAATTAATGAACTTAAGATATGATATACAAAATAGTCAGCATTAAATAGCTAACTAGATAATATCACCGGGTAATGATGCCGGTGTACAGACTTTAACAGTGTTATCCATCATAATAACATCGTGATTAAAGTCTAGTTCTCGTATAGCTTGGTTACCATGTGAATCAATAAATGTAAGTACACCACTATAGCAATCTAAGTCAGTAGTATTTACTTTATTTATTACAATATAGATACCATCCCCTTCTATATGTCCTGCTTCTCTAGACTTTTCATCATCCATTGCATACCATAAATTCTTTCTGAGTATTCTGACTTTATCTCCAGGCTTGAATAAAATTTGTGGAAACGTATCAGTCAACGCCATAAGAAAGTTATGTCCGTTATTACCTTTCATAATGACTCTTGTTAAATAATCAACCATAAGTTTTTTATTTACAATGTTGTCGGCCACTATGTTTTCCAGCATTTTCGCTAGAGTTTTTCTGTTAACATTAAAATGAAATTGGTCTTCAGCCATAAAAATTTAGGTTGGTTTAAGATTTTATACGATATTAGTGTTATAATTATACCAGATGGCAGGAAAATTATCACAGTCAGGGAAGATTTGTAAAGCAGCTCTGAAGAGATTCCCCAAAACACCACTACTTACCTTAGCTAAAAAGATATATGAAGAACATCCACTACAGTTTACAAGTGTAGATCAGATTAGAAAAACATTATCTTATCATACTGGTAAGCACGGAAATAAAAACAGAAAATCTTTAGCTGATAGATCTATGCAACAGGAAGTATTATACAACTACGCTCCATTTGAGAATATACCAGACTCATTTGAAGAAATTCGGGAGCCATATATTTTAGGCACTGCTACTAAAAAGATTCTAGTTTTATCTGACATCCACTTCCCTTACCATAATGCAGCAGCACTTAGAACTGCAATCAACTATGGTATAGAACAAAAAGTAGATTGTATCATTCTTAACGGAGACATACTAGATTTCTACCAACTGTCTGACTTCTCTAAAGATCCAAGTAAACCTACATTCCGAAAAGAACTAGAATTAGGTAGATGGTTTCTAAAAGAACTTAGACTAGCATTCCCTAAAGCTCAGATATACTACAAGATTGGTAATCATGAGATGAGACTTGAAAGATATCTCAAGGTAAAAGCTCCAGAAATTCTTGATTGTGAGGAGTTTAGATTAGAAATCTTACTAGAGTTTGCCA